AGGGTGATCAGGGTTGCCCTTGCCGCGATGGTTTCGGCTTCGGCGCTGATCGCGGTCGACTTGGCGGTGATCGCGTCGTCAGTCAGTACCGCCTTGCTGCTGCCGACCTCAATGTTGACCGTGCCGGTAGGCAGCTTGATGGTGTAGCTATTGGCCGCCCAGTCGTAGACTAGGGACCCGCCATCATCGAAGCGCCACACCTCGACATGGTCGCGGTTGTCCGGGCGCTCGCCGGCGTTGCCGTACAGGCCGGGAATAAAAGTGCCCTGAGCGGGGTCACCGCTAGGACTGATCAGCGCGCCCTGCTCTCCCAAGCTTGGTGCTCGCCAGTGTCGCGCCTTACCGGCAGCCAACGAGTGCCAACGCACCCAGGCACTGCTCCAGCCGGTACCGTCTGACATCCGTAGCTTGCCAGCATCCAGGTCGACCGCCACGACATAACCCTTGATCACGACACCGGCCAGCATTCGGTCGTGCTCGGCGCTCGCGTAACTCACCCCAGGTCCTCAGGTGATTGGTACTGATGCTCGTTGCCAGGACCAGCGTCAGGATCGAAGGCGACCACTAGCGGGCCGGACTCTCGGGGCCACGGCCACTCTTCCTCTCCCAGATAGATCACCTGGGTCCACTCAACCACCCAGACCGCGTAACTATCTAGCTCAGGCCGGCTCCAGTCCCGCTCCGCCCGCACGAACTGAGCAAACTCAACCGCCAAGCCCCAGGACTGCATCCGTAGCAGGACCGCCAGCTGTGCCGCAGCGAACGCCGCGACATGCAAGCAGTTGGGCACCTCTACACCAACAATCACTCGCGCCTCGAAGCGAGCATCGACGGCAGTTTCACCTGTACCAGGATCTTTGTCCGCACTCTCAAGGCCAGCCAACTCCAGCACTACCGCTGGCATCGGCACGACCTCTATCCCGTCCGGCATGGTGCCGACATAGGCGAGGCCCGGGATGGCTTCACTTATATGTTGCTCAATCGCCGCGTAGATCCCAGCGAGAGGTATTGGGTCATCAACCATTGCCTGTTCTCCGCAAATACTTCTGCAGTTCAAAGTTCAGCTCTTGCTCCAGGACCACCTTCAATCGATCGTGAGCCCGGTTAGTCCACACTTCGAAGTGAGGTCGAACGTCATCGAGCGAGATTTTTGCCTTCGCCAGTGGGAAGCGACTGTCGTTCTCTGAAACCCAGCCGGACCGGCGACCACGACCGCCAGAGACGTCGCTATCCGGGTAGTCGGCAGCATCGAAGTGCTTGCTGGCTGTGCGAATCCAGATATCGGGCTTGCCACCGTATACCTGCCGGTAGAACGCCCCCTGGTACCGGCGCCCAGCCACCGACACACCGGTTCGTGTTTGCCGAGGACGACCAGCGCGGCTGGCTTCGATGGGACGAATGCCGAACCACAGCTTGCCTTGCCCGTTACTGCCCATCGGGAAGGCCTTAAGCCGCTGTCTCACTGCCGCGATGGCGATTCGCTCTTGCCGCCCCACCTCCCGCGCAACCTGCCCGCGAAGCCAGCGAAGCGTCTTGTTGATGGCCCGTCGTTGAGCTGCCGCCATGGCCTTGGGCACTAGCTTGGCGAAGTCCTCGAAGCCCTTGACGTCTTCCGGGCGCATCTGCAGGGTCAGCAGCCCTGCACTGGCTGACAACTTGTGATAGCTGCCTACAGTCATGGTGTTTTCCTCAGAACGAGCGTCACCAGGCCGTCGCCGCCTGGCTCTATGCGCGTGATGATGAAGTTGCCACCACCGTCCTCGGGCGGCAGATCGATCATCACGCTCTGCCGCGTATCGACACCCGCGTTGTCGCCAACGCGGATGACCAGGTGCGGCTCACGCAGGCCTGTATTGATCTGGCCGAGCTTGGGCTGCAGCCACGGCGCCGAGAACATGCCGAGTACCTCGCGACCTTCGATATGCGCAAGATCGCCTAGGACGTCGAACACCACCTCGTCCACGTCGTCGATTAGGTCGCGGAAGCCCATGATCAGGCGGTCAGGCGGATAACTGCACGGGGACGCGTGCAGATGTGCAACGGGTTGGACTGAGCCTCACCCGCAACGCCCTTACCGAAGGCCATCTCCTCGAGCTTGCTGTAATACGGCAAGCCCTCGGTGTTGACGGTTTCCATGTAATCTGCAGGCGCGTAGACCGACAGGAACAGTTCAGAAACCCCCTCGGGCACCAGGCGCGCTTCATCGTCAGGGACGAATGGGACACCCGCTACCTTGCCCCGGTAACGCTCCCAGCTGATTCCACCGAACTCGAACGTTTCACGCCCGTCGCCCCGAAGCGCTGCGGCCTGCTGGCTACCCTTGTAGGTATCGACAACCGAAGAGTGGGCGATGAGTTTCTTCCAGAAGGTCTTGCCGCAGAAAGCGCGGGCACCGGTGGTGGTTACGTTGCCGAGCGCGTCTTCTTGCATGTCCAGGGCGTCCACGCACTGCACCTGAATGTTGGCGTTCGGGTCATTCAGCCCCATCGACTGCTTCTGCTGCGACACCCCGAAAACCTTGTAGATATCCAGCAGCACCGAAGAACCGTCTGCGTCCAGCACCTTGCCGTTGATGGCCCCCATCCGATGAAATTCGTGAGTGGCATCCAGTTGGCGTTTCGCCTTGGCAAGACGCTTGTTGACCACATCCTGTACGGCCTGCAGCTCCGTCAGCGTGCCGAACGCGCGAATACCCTGGATCTCGTCTGCCTTGATCGCGAAGCGCTGCGGCAGGTGAACAGTGTTGAACGGGATCAGCGTGCGCTTGCTACCGCCCACCACCAGGCCAGAGGTGCCGCGCTCCCCCGCCGGCACGAGGGCGAGCGTGTCACCGTCCTTCTCGATCTGCACGGTAAGGGTGGCGACACCCTCCTCCTGGAACAGGCCAAGAGCCGCAAGGCGCCCTGGCACGTACTCCTGCTCGTTGATAGCAGCTGTCAGGGCTGCAACGCCGAAAGCGTCGTCTTGGAAAATGGCAATCTCAGCCATGAGGTACTCCAAAAAGTAAGAACCCCGCTCAGGGCGGGGTTGGGGTGAGAGAGAGTCGGGTCAGCGCAGGATGATGAAATGCGCTGCCAAGGCCTGTTCCGCATCAGCGTCGATGCCGGTCAGCAGGGCCTCACTGACCTCGGCCAGCCGCACCACCGCGCGGCCACGCCGAACGGTTTCGGACTCGCCGAGGGAGGCGTAGAGAATGCACACGGCTTTTTCGCTGCCGTCTTCTGCAGCGGGGTCGTAGGCAGTGAATTCGCTGCTGGCCGTTACCAGACCAAGCACTTGGCCAGCTACCAGACCAGGACCGGCAGCGACATTGATGGCTTCGCGAGAGATCTTTCCCGGCCCTTCGGAAAGCAGGAATTCACCGGTGTGAACCGGCTCCTGGCGGATGTTACTCATGGTCGTGCTCCTTTATTGGCGGCCTGCCGGCGGGCAGCCCAGATGCTGGATGGATTGGGTAACTGCGCCTTGACCTTCTCTGGCTCGTCATCGGCCGGCGGCAGGCTGTTGTCGATCTCAAAACCCTTGCCGGAGCTGACCAGCTTCTCGAAAAGCCGCGCCCGCACCGCATCAGGCTCCAGGCCGGCCTGCACAAATTCAACGGTTAGCTCTGGCAGCCGAGCGGCTACGCAGAGATCACGGACACCCTTGGCACGCGTCAAGGCAGCCTGCACCGTGGCCTTGTCGGCCAGTTTGGTGGAGGCGATCAACGGCTCGACCAGATTGCTGATTCCCGCCTTGGCGCAGTCCTGGGCGATCATCAAAGCCAGCGCAGTAGAGTCGCCTGGGTCAGCCGCTGTCAGGTCAGGCGGTGTTGCCGGCTTGCCACCCGTTGCCTCCGGCTGGTCGGCCAACTGATCCAGCAGCGCCTTGGGTGTCTGACGGTACCGCTGCATCGCAGCGCCCTGGCCAAGGCACGCCTTGACCTCGACCCCGTTGCCCACTTCGTCAGCCAGGCCCAGCGCGAGGGCTTCCTGGGCAGTCAACCAGGTTTCAGCGTTGACCATACGGCGCAGCTCGGCATCGTCAATGCCCGGCGCCTTGGCCTTGTATGCCGCGATGATCGCCTCGAAAGTCTGGTCCAGGACGTCAGCCACCCGGCGCAAGTCCTCGGCATCACCGCTGGTCCAGGTCCACGGGTTGTGCACCATCAGCATCGCATTCGAAGCCATCACCAAGCGGTGGGCGCCGCAGGCAGCGACGCTTCCTGCGCTGGCCGCCAGAGCATCAACACGCGCGGTACAGCGCTCACCCAACCGGTTTAGCGCGTTGTGAATAGCCAACCCGTCGAACAGATCGCCGCCGATGGTGTTGAACGCCACCACCACCGGGGAAATACCGTCATCGATCGCCTTCAGGTCCTGAATGAATTCGTTCGCGGTGATGCCCCAGCCCCCGATTTCACCGTAGATATAGATCTCGATGGGAGTGGCATCGGCCTGGGTATCGCCCTGTCCCTCAGCCGCCGCGCTGATCCTGTACCAGTGCTGGTCTGCGACCTGCTGCACCGAGGACGCCATGTTGTAGATGCGAAACGGCATCAGCTTTTTCATTTCTTCCCCTTGTCGCCGGACTCATCAGGGTCATCCTCGACGGCCGACAAGCTGCTGTAGTTGAGGCCCAGAGCCTTTGCCCGGGCGATATCGGCGGCGTTCTCTTCGTCGACCACCTCCGCGTCCGTACCGTTGCGCAGGCACACCTCGCTTCGCGATGCGAAGCCCGCAGCGATCTCCATGCTGCGTGACTGGACATCCTGCACCGGGTGGATATAGGCCCAGCCCTGAGGTACCCAACGAGTACGCTGGTACTCGCGGCGCCGCTGCGCGTAGTCCGGCAGGTCGAGCGCCCCGGCAAGCACAGCCATGTCCAACCAGGCTTTACGCACCGGCCGACACAACTGATGGACGTACACCTGGAACTGGAGCTGCTCCAGGCGGCGCCTAAACTCGGTCAGTACCACGCGGATCGCGCGGTCGTTCACGCCTTGCATGTCGCCGGTCATGAGTTCGTAAGGCAGCCCCGAGCCCGCGGCAGCAGCCATCAGTTGCTGCCGCATGAAGTCTGGGTAGTTGTTGCCGGCGTCCGGCGGGTCCGAAAAATCGACCTGCTCACCAGGCAGCAGCTCCTGCATCGTGCCAGGTTCCAGTCCCACCATCGGGGTGAAGCCGTCGCGGTCGTACTTGACCGGTGCCCCGGTGAGCGGATCGAGTTGCGGCGGGCCATCCGGCGCTGGCTTGCGAACGAAACCGGCAAACAGGTTGGCTACCTCTTGGCGGAACAGCACCGCGTCGTCGAAGTTGTCCAGGCTGCGTAGACGCTTCAAGACAGGAGCCAAACGCGGCACGCCGCGAAGCTGGCCGGGCTCCAGGGGCTCGAATACGTGCAGCATCTGCTCCGCCGGGATCCGCACCAACTGGTTGTAGCCCACATTCAGCGAGGTCTTATCGCTGGGGTGGTTGCGATGACACCAGTACGCCACGCGCCGGCCCATAGCGTTGAACTCGATGCCGGCCCGTATGACGTTGCCGAAGCGGGTCATTTCGAACTTGTCGTGGGGGACAAACTCCGGCGATAGGCACTGCAGCTGCAGCGGCACCGCGTAGCCATCCTCCAGCCGGCGCGGGCGCAGGCGAATGAAGCATTCACCCGATTGCTCTACCGTGCGTGCTACCAGCGCCTGTAAGCCATAGAAGTCTGTGAGTTGATCGGCATCCGCCTCATCCACCCAGTCCTCCCACAGCTCCTGCATCACCTTGCGGATTGCTTTGTCCAGCAACCTTGGGTGCGGCGTGATGCCGGTACCGATCAGATTGCTGACGCGCTTGTCGATGACGTTAGCGGCGTAGGGGTCATTGCGTACCGCACTGCGAGAGCGGGAGCGCAGGTTGCGCAAGGCCGGCATGATCAGGCTGTTCACGCCGGTGTCCGGCGCATCCCATCCCGATGAGCGCCGTCCCTCAGCGGCGCCTTCGTAGCTGGCCTTGATCCGTTCGGGCACCAAGATCCCCGAGCGACCGAGGGACAAGTAGCGTCCGCTCACAGCCCCTTGCCTCCGTGAAATACGCGCACTACGCGCGAACGTGGCCCGGCGGCATTCGTCAGTTCAGTGCGGATAAGGTCGCGAGCCTTGATCAGCTCGTCCACCGTTCGATACTCGACGATGCGATCCGAGTAGCGAACGATCTTTTCTCCGCGCGCAATCGCCCGCTCGACAGCGTCGAGGTGTGCTTTTGTGTAGGCCATGTCAGCGTCTCTTCAGGTAGCCGCTGCTGGAGCTGCGGCGTTGCATAGGTTGGGGCAGGGCTCGTGGAGCCGGCGGTGGTGGCGGTGGGTAGTTGCGCTTGACCGGAACAGACACAGGGGCCGGGGAATTGCTCTCTTCGTCCTGATCGGCGGTTTCAGACTCACTAGTCTGAGGCCGGGCTGGCTCCGATTCGCCCTGCTCGAACAAGTTGGCCTGCGCAAGCGCCTGTCGAAGCTTGTCCCAATCCTGTTCACCGTAGCGGTGGAGACCAAGGAAGTTGGCCATGGCCAGGTTGTACACCATCAGGTCGAGCGCCTCGTTGCGCTCGGCCTTGCCCTTGACCCACTCAATCCGCTTGTAGCCCTTCACGTAGCGGGCGACCTTTCGTTCAGCCACGCACTGCTGGAAGAACTCGTCGGGCAGGTCCTTGGCGAAGTGGAGTGCGCCAGGCCCTTTGTCGAAGCTGTAGCGGTTGTAGATCCAGTCCTTGGCCGTGTCGGTACCGACGATCCACAGCTCCGCCCCGTTACGCTCGGTTTGGCCCTTCCAGGTGACGTCTACTTGCGACGGGCGCTGGGCGATCACGGGGCGACCCGGCTTGCTGGCCCCCTTAAGCGCGAAGACGTTGCGCCAGCGGCGCACGCGAGTGAACTGATAGACCTCGTGGGTGTGATGACCACCAGAGTCGATGCCAGTGGCCAGGATGCCGAGGTTAACGCCACAGGGATGCCGGTACCGAACCTTCAGCCGCTCATCCAACAGCGACCAGGTTCGCTCATCGGCCGGATCGCCGGGAATCACCTGGTGATCAACCACCCAGCGCTCCATGCCTGCCCCCCAGGCCATCACCATCAGCTCCAGGCGGTTGGCCTGAACGTCGACGGAGGCCGTCAAGGCAAGCGCCCCCACAGGCAGGGTGCCAAGGACGTAGTCTTCTTGCAGCGCCCGGGCCTGCAGCACCTCAGCCTTAGTCTGCTCGACTGCGCTGTCCCAGACCTCTGCAAGCCTGGTGTTGTAGAACACCTGCATGGGCTCCAGGTCGCCGCGATCCTGGGCACGCTTTGCCCCCTCGAACTCGCGGGCCAGCATGGTCCAAGAATGCCAACCCAATGGTGCATAGAGCGCATTGAGGTGAAAGCTCACTGTCTCGCCGTCGCCCTGGGCATGGGCTCGCCATTCACCCTTGGCCAGCATCTCTGCCTTGTGGTGCTCCTCGATCAGCACATCACACTCAGGCCCTTCGCACTGGTAGTGCACCGTGCTGAAGTCAGGGGAGTAAAGCAGGCGCTCCCACTTCAAGACCTGCATGTGCCCACAGGTTGGACATGGTACGTAGTAGTGCCGCTGGTCCCCCATCATGAACAGGTCATCAATCCGCGAGGCCCCCTTGATGAGCGGGGAGCTGGAGAAATAGAACTTGGCGTTGCGGCCGAAGGTACTGCCCCGCGCCTCAGCTAGCTTGATGCCATCGCCCTCTTGGTCGACGTCAATGTCCCAGCGGTCGACCTCATCCCCGTAGACATATCGAGCCGACAGCTCCGACAGGTTGGCAGCTGAGCCCGCGGTGGTGGCGTATAACGTGCCACCTTCGAACTCTTTGGTGTCCATGGTGTTGCGGGCATCCCTGGAGCGATTAGCCGCCACGCGCGCCTTGAGTTCGGGCGTTGCGTCAATTGTCTTGCCGATCCGGGATGACACACGCTTGGCCAGACCCAGGCTGGGCAGCAGCGTCAGGATGTTAGATGGGGCCATGTGGATCAGGGCGCCGATCCAGTTCAGGGCGATCTGCGTCTTCATCAACTGCGAGGCAACCTTGGTCACCACTCGCTTGCACGGGTGCGCGGGAGAAAGACAGCGCATAGGTTCACGTGCGTAGGGTGTGCGCGCGGTGCGATATTTGCCGGGTTCGGCGGCGCCGGTATCACGCGGGATCCGCATGTACTCGTCCGCCCATTCATCAACCCACAGTTCGGGGTCAGGCGTCAGCCCTCGGCAATACGCTTCGCGGTACACCTCGGCACCGTCTGCGTATCCGGTGGGCATAGGCTCAGCTCTGTGTGATGGCTTGATTGAGGTCGGCGTCGCTCATCTTGCTTACCTCGGTTAGAACGCGGCGGAAGGCGCCGGCGAGGTGCTTTTCGATCTCCCAAGGGTCACTCATACCCACAAGCTCGGCGGCGAGCTGCGGCGCGAGACCGAACAACTGGTCGCGCAGCATCCGGCCCGCCATGTAAGCCGCATCTTCCACTGCTTTACGCTCGACCAGATTGCCCTGGACTTTGTTGAACTCAGCTTCGGCCAACTGGGCGAGGTAGTACTCGCGGTGCGCCTTCGCTTTCTGGAAGTTATGAGCCCCGCTGGGCGCGAGATCCGGCTGCGGCACCGCAAGTGGGCCGAGGCCGGGCTGGAGCTGACTTCGAACATCCCGCTCGACACGGTTCTCCTCATGCCGGGCAGCGACAGCTGCCTTGCTGGGATCAGCGGTCTCGGCCAGCCGTAGCTCAGTGGCGTCGACGTCGACCTTGCCGTCGTCGGTCAGCACCAAGCGTTCCTGCTTGGCCAGTTTAGAAACGTAGGATTTCGACCATCCGTGCCGGGCGGCGAACTCCGATTTCGTCAGGTGGGTCATGTCGAAACGTCCAGTTCACCCAAGGAATTCAGGGGGTTAACCAGTTCACCGCAGTTCACTAAGCTGGTGAACCTCCCGCTAACAAAGAAGCGCGGGTTTCCTGCCCCGTACTCCGGCCATATCGCCAGGGTCCCCCGCCCTGCCGGGGCTGCCGGCCGGGTCACTGCCCCGGCTCGCCGGTCTGGGGCGGCGCCTGCTCCAGCCCGAGGCGCTTCGCGGCCCAGCGCATGTAAAGGTTGATAGCGACATCGGCGCCAGCCATCGCAGCCAAACAACCAACCGCTGCCGCCGCCCATACCGAAACGCCGAGGGCGTACAGCAGCATGTTGGTCGAAAGCCCGCAGGTGACGCAGGCACCAGACCGCAACGCTAACCGGCGAATCAACCCCCAACCGCGAGCACCCGCCATATCTGCCCGCCACATCTCTCCCGAAACACCACCGACCAGGGACAGCACAATCACCATCCAGATCGGCAGTTCGGCTAAAGTTTGTTGCTCGCTGTTCATGTAAGCCTCATTGGCAAAGCACGGCGCCGGAAAAAGAAAACCCCGCCGGGTGGCAGGGTTCTCGATGCGCCGACAGGTCGGAGCGGATTGCACAGCACAGTGCTTGTGGGGAAGCGCCTAAGCGCACTTTTGATATCGTGACGCCTTTGTACCGATGAACTGCAAAGCCGAAAAGAGGGCATTTTCGGTAATCCACTTTGAC